AATTGCATCCCCTTACCCGTCCAGTAGGCTGTTTTGTATAGCTCTGGAAGGCGGTTGTGGAATCGAATATCTGATTCCGCTATGGAGATAGCTTCATTTAACTGAGAGTTGGCCTCCAATGCTTTCCGATAACCAGGGGTGCTGATGTACTCCTTAACATCCGGGATTTCAGTAGAGAGTTGCTCAACGGCCTGTTCCTTCGCCATTCGTTGTATGAGTGGCTGGAGAGGCTGTAAAGTATCAAGCATGAACTTCGCCTGGACATCTCTATAGGCTTCAGGTCCGCCCTGCCTAGCAGCCGCATACAAGTCATCAAGATACTTGTTCGGCTGGTTGTAGTAGTTTGGAGCCTGTTCCGCTGTCTGTGGAGCAATAGGCTTTCCGGTTACGGGGTCAACTCCAGTAACGAGAGCGTACCTCTGACGCATATTCTCGATAAGAGCATCTTTTTGATTGATGCCCTCCACCGCAGCTTCAGGTGTATTGTAAACACTCCTTTCAGCCTTAATGAATGGCTGAGAAGGCGCGGCTGGTTGTACAGGCGCGGGTTGTGGTGCCGGAGGCTGTGGTGCTGGTCCCTGTGGTGCTACTGGTCGTGGCTGTTGTGGAGCCGCAACTTGCGACACTCCATCGCTCGGGAATAGCGAATCGAACGTCGCATCGTCGAGAGCAGCCGGAGGATGCTCTAATTGAATAACACCACCCGGCGCTAGTTGGCTAATTTGCTGATTTGGATTATCTGGCATCTGTGTTCCTTGTGGGACTTTAGATTTACTTCTTTGCAGCTTGTGGCTGCTTGACTAACAACTAGGACCCTTTTAGGTGGTCCTGTGAAACTTATTCACCCTCTCCAACTCGCTCTATCTGAGCATCAATAGCCCGGAAAGCTGCCAACTCTTCTTCCATTGGATCAACTTGCCGTCCTTGTGGTGCTCCGACAGTGGCGCGTTCGAGTTCTGACCTGAGCCAGTTTGACCAAAAAACACCAGCTTGGAGGATGTCAACTTCTCGTAAGTCCTTATGAAATGAATGATCTAATCGCCCTTTCAAAGCTGCATTCTGGACAGCCAACCTATTAAGAAGTGCAACGAATCCAGGATGCGAAGAGAGTGTGGCGATAGACGAACGAGTTTCAGCATCCCCACCTGATAAATGGGTCCTTTGCTCAGGTAGTTCTACTATTCGATATACAATGTTTGACTGTGGTTCCAGCCAAGCAAGCAATCGCTTAAGCATAAGAGTCTCCCTCCGAGACTGATTTTACCGATCTGGATCATCAAATTCAGCAGCACCCTTGGCACCGCCAATGATGTCTAATGGCCCTTCCTTCGTCGCAATATTGTGACCTTCATGGTCAAATCCATGTGCTCCGGCGAAAGTGAGTCCAACACCGTGGGCAGGTGAGTGCTCATGTACGAAAGCCGCTGGAAGCTCGGAATGAGCCTTGCCTCCACAGCCTTCTTTTCTGTCTTTCATTGTAATGCTCCTTTTATTTTTATTGTTCAGGCTTGAAATATCCTGGTTGAAAATGTGTACCTTGGGCGTTCGAGAAAGTCTGAGCAACACCACGAGCCCTTGGAACATGAATCTGAGGCTCAGTAAGCTTGGGCAGCTTCTCTCGAAACTGAATTCGATCAACGGGATTAGTCATCAATGGCTCTTCACGAACAGGGGCAATCGCCATCGCTATGGACCTCCGTTCTGATGTGTATTACTTCCTTTTCGGGGTGACGGTCACTCTCTCCAACAGACGGGCTGAGACTACCACCATCAAGCTTCCAGGTCATACTGGAACCGACAGTAGGCATATCAACAGCGCCCAGGAGATTTAGTTCTTCACTTTGATTCTCAGAATGGGCAGGATCGAGAACTGGCGATCCGCCTGCTGCGGTATATTTTGTCATTTTATTATTCACCTGATCCTGCTGTACCTAAACTATTGGCCCCCATGCTTTGTGAGAAACCGCGCATTGTATCAGAGGCAGTTCCGCCAGGGATGCTTCCTTCAAACTGTGCGGTTGCTGGTTGCCCAACGTGCCTGTTGATTTCTGTTGGTAATGGTCCTTCAGGCTCGGTGGGTAGTCCGGCTGTTTGAGCTAAGAAATCCTCAATGGTCTTTTGGACTTCAGCCGCATGGGTTGTAACACTATTGGGTTCCTTTTTCTTCAAACTTTCTACGATGGCCTTCGATTCAGTATCAAGCAGCTTCTCCATGACAGCCATCTCAACTTGCTGTTGCTGCTGAGCTTGCTGTTCTTGCTGAACCTGTTGATCGGACTTGAGCAGCCGGTTAGCAAATGGGATTTCCATAGCGCGAGCGATTTCGCGGAGGAATTCGCTCTGTACACAATATGGACTTTGCATTGCTATATTATAGAAAGCCATCAAGTTGCGCTGCTTTACGACCTTTCCAGTCGCATAATTAGCTGCAACAAAATCAAAATCATAACTTCCAATAAGACTTTCAAGCTTGACTCTTCCGTACTTTGGGATACCCGGAGAGGCATTTGTAATTGAGTATTCCATCTCGTCGGTCCCAAATTGCTGAATCATACTAGCAACCATCTCACAGAGAGGCTGCAAGACATCTAGTTCAATATTGCGGATGAGTAGCTTGAAGACATAGCCGCTCTCATTGATAACCTGGCTGATGCCACTAGATGTGCGGTTTCCAGATGGTGTTCCAACACCCTTAGCATAAAAGTCCGAAATACCAGATACCATCTCAATCATTCCACGATACAAGTCAATGATTTGATAGTCGCCAGCTTGCGGGACGAATGAAGGGAGTGGGAAGATCGCATTAGCCGGATTGCCAACGCAACCAATCTTTCCACCAGGAACGTTGCCCATATCCAACTGGTCATGGTCTATATCAACTTGAACGTCATAGACATATCGTTTGTTGATTCCCAGGTTCCAGTTGTCTGTAACCATGTTGGTAAGGACATTGACACCTTCAGAGAGGTCGCTGATCTTCTCGATCAGTCCGATCCCATAAGTATCTCCCTTAACTTTGATGTAAGCGGTATGGAGGATGGGCATTCGCTTGTGAGCGAACGGATTTTCCCCAGTGTAAAGCAAGCAGGGCGGTCCATTATACACCCGTCTCTTATATGCAGAATAACTCGCATTTCTGTACTGGTATCTTCGATCCTTCCATCCGATTGCATCGGCATCCTCTCCGAAAGTTACTTGAGTGACTGTCTTTTTAGTATCATCCCACACTTCCGCAATACGAATAATGATTCCATCGCGGTCCAGGTCCTTGTATTGCGAGAGCCTACGAGTCAACTCAGCAATTGCTTCTGGACGATAGAGATCGGGGTTGTTCTCAGATTGTCGCCTGAGTTCTCCCCAACTTAATTCCATAACGTGAGCAATAATTTTTTCATCAGGATCAACGAGCAGATCATAAATATCAATAGGAATCAGCTTTGGGCAATTCCTTGGGACGCGCTTTGTAACCATCTTAGTCCCGATAATAATCGGATTGCCATCTGGTCCTGTAACTGGAATCTGAACTGGCTGGCCATCTCTCGGATCAACAACTGGCTGTTGGGTATTCTGGTCTATAACAGGCATCATTTGATAGATTGGCTCTGGGCCTGTAATCATATCATAGTCCCAATCCCAGTCAACCTTAATTCCTGCATGACCATAGATACACAGATCACGAGCGAACAGTTCAATGGACTTGATCCACTTTGCCCGATGCAGAGCCGTTAACATCACCAGTTGCATCTTGAAGGCGCTGTCATCTGTACCGCCACGAGGCCGACACTCGATTGGCGGATCAATACTGAAGAAGGCATCTTGAATACGAGAGACAACTGCTTCAGTATCACTAGATGGGTATGGAACAAAGGTATTCGAGCGTGGTGTCATGTTGTCGGGATAGTTCCGACGATCACGCTGTCCGATATACTGACGATAGAAATAAGCTCTACGTTGGTCGTAAGGCCGACGGAAGTTACGGAGCCTCTGAAGTTGATCTAGCGTCCACTGTTTCAGGTTGGCAAGGTCAACTAGAGCATTAGGGTCTGTAATAGCGGCATTGGTCGTTCCTTCAGGACTTCCTGGAGTTGGACCTGTACCAATAGCATTACTGCCAGTTGCACTTGTTACTGCTTGCTCACCTGTTATAGTTTGGGGCATAATTATCTCTTACAATTTGCGCAAATAACTGAACCGTCTAATTGATGTTCAAACCGTGCTACAAGGAGGTTACATTGAGAACATACTTGTAATCCGGGATGTGACTGTGGAGTATTCAAGGAGGCTAGTATAGCTCTATGACTATCTTCAAGCTGCTTGACTCGAACTTCAATATCTTTTAATAGAATGGAACGAAGCCAATTTAAAATTTTAGTCATCTGATTCTCTTTACTGTGTAAATGTTCCATTCAATACAGAATATGTAGTTGGTGCTACTGGAAGTGCTGCCAACATCTTCGGGGCAATAAAATTGCGGAAAGCAATTGCAGACGCCAAAGCATTTCCCGCAGCGGATAGCCAAGTCTGAACCGTAACAGACACACCATCAACTGTACCTGTAACCATCAAGGCGTCTCCAACAACCGAAACCGAATTAATTACGTAAGTGTTCGACATTTTATTCCTCCGTTCCTGCGGTCATGACTTCTACAACACCAGTTGCAAGTGAACCATTACCAAAGTTATCCGCCACACAAATCGCTCCCGCAGCCGTGAATATAGTTCCGACCAACGAATACCCAGAAATCGTCGGCTGTGAACCAAGGGATGCCATAGTTGCAAAAGCCGTAATAATCAGATCGCCCGCCTCTCCTGGCGTATAACTACCAGATGATGGGCCTGTGCTATTTCCAGTTGTTGCACTCTGACTTGCGCCACCAATCGCTGCAATACCTTCATACTCCATAGCAATCGCTTGAACTTCAGTTGCTGTGTGAACGGTTGTTGTTGCCGTAATAACGTTCGCAGCGTTACCAGCCGCCATATTTAACGTGTAGAATAACTGCAATGAACTGCCGTACGTGCCGTCAGAGGCATTTGTGGTAATTGCCAAAGCAGTGTATGTGTTACCCTGTGTATCAGTGACCGCAATGGTTGGAGCACCACCAGAGCTATTCGTTGTACGAACCGCAACGATAATGGCGTTGCCTGCATTCACAGAAATGGCAGTTAACGCAATTGAAACAGCGGCCGACACACCGTTTATCTGTTGGCGAAGCCTAATCCCACCGACTCCAGCAGTCGTTTTGAAACCCATCGTTGCGGCCTCCCACTGATTTGACGCAATCGCAAAGGTGGGCGTAATAGCCGAGGTAGATTGGGCGATATTTATACCCAACTGCAAAGGGACAGTTGCAACGTCTGAGATCCAACCATTATCCAAATCAACCCATTTAGAATCCCACAATATGCCACTAGTTGCTAATACCGCTGTTGGGACCACAACCCTATGAATAAAAGTCGGCATAACAGCAATTATGTCGTTTGTGGTCGTTTTCAATCCACGCCTGAAACCCAACATCACGGGGG